TTTAGTGATTTGAGGGCGCGTGTCAACTTATTTTGCAAACTTTTTTTGACATTTTTCGGGCTAAACTTTTGCCATGACCTACGAACAAATAGACGGCCTTATTTCTTTCGTGTCCAATTCGCCAGGACAGCCGACAGGTTACGGGCAACAGGGTGCGATGCTGGTGGAGCGGATGGTGCGCCACGGTATCAAGGTGGCTGCGCTAAGTAATTTTGGGCTTGAGGGTGTTGCTGGTGAGCTTGAGTTTGCGGGGAAGAAGATTCCTCATTATCCGCGCGGTTTCAAGCAGTACAGCGATGATGTGATTCAGCCGTGGCATGAGGATTTTGTGGGGCAGAATCCGGGCGTGCCTGACGCGGTTTTTACTCTTTACGATGTGTGGGTGTATAACGATGTTCCGCCGCGCAACGACTTCCCGACCAAGTTTATTTCTTGGGTTCCACTGGATCACCAGTCGTTGCCGCCGGCGGTGGCGAAATGGTTACTTCGCCCGAATGTCACACCGATAACAATGTCGCCTCATGGGCAACGGCAACTCGAGGCGGCCGGTATTGCGTCAACGTATATTCCTCATGCGATTGACACAAAAGTCTTTAAGCCGCGCGAGACTATGAGCGACGGGGTGAAGGCACGCGAGTATCTTGGGGTGAAGCCTGACGAGTTCCTGGTGGGCGTGGTGTCTGCGAATAAGGCCAACGGTTTGATTCATCGAAAGGCTTATAGTGAGCTGATTTTGGCGTGGTCAATATTCCTGAAGTCATACCCGAAAAGCAAGATGTACATTCACACCGAGCCGTCAGGGATCATGGGCGGGTTTGACCTACCGGTTCTGTTGCAAGCTTGTGGTGTGCCACCGGAGTCAATCATTTTTCCGGAGCGTGACCGTTTGCGTAAAGGCTACTCACAGGAAGACATGGCTGCCCTTTACAGCGCGTTTGACGTGTTGGCTAACCCTTCGTATGGGGAAGGTTTCGGTATTCCTGTCATTGAATCTCAGGCAGCGGGGACTCGTGTGATCGCGTCGGGCTGGGCGGCGAGTGCCGACCTGGTGGCCGAGGATGGTTGGTTGTTGCAGGGTGTTCCGTTTTGGGACGAACCACAGAAGGCGTGGTGGTCTATACCGTTGGTTGATTCGATTTATAACGCTCTTGTGGAGGCGTATAAGGCTGACCGTGGCCCGTCTAAGGTTGCCCGTGATTTCGCGTCTCAGTTCGACGCTGAGCGCGTCTGGAAGTGGGGTTGGCTGCCTTTCCTCCGTGAGTTTTTCAAATGATTCCCGTGATGATTTTGCCGACACTAACCCGGCATGATTTGGCGGTGAAAATGTTGGCGAGCATTGACTATCCGGTTGGGTTGCTGATTATCGTGAATAATCACCCGAGCGCGAATTTTGAGGGCACTGATCACATTCCGGATTGTGTAGCGGAGTATCGGGTTTTGAATATGCCCGCTAATTTGGGGTGTGCGGGTTCGTGGAATCTTGGTGTGAAGCTCAGCCCGTTTGCCCCGTGGTGGATGATTGTGAGCGACGATGTGGTGTTTCAGCCTGGCACGCTGGAAGGGTTCGCTGCGGAGTGTTCGCCGGATGCGTTGACGCTGACCGATGAGTGGCCGCACTATCAGTTTTTTGGTGTCGGTGAGAACGTCGTTGAAAAGGTTGGCTTGTTTGATGAGAATCTTTACCCCGCCAATTTTGAGGATGACGATTACCAGCGACGTTGTGAGGTTGCCGGTGTCCCGATTAGGCAGGTCACTGCACCGCACACTCATGTGAAACAGGCCACGGTTCACGCGACTGAGTGGGCTGCACAAAACACGCGAACGTATAACGCGAATGAAGTGTATTTTGTGAGGAAGGTTGACCGTGGGGACGTGACTGCGGGGCAATGGTCGTTGAAGATTCGGCGCGCTAACGATTGGGGCAAGTGATGGCACATGCTGAGCAACGAGTGTTTTTTGAGAAGATGCGTGAGAGTTTCCCGGATGCTTTCACGGGTGTAAGCGTGCTCGAGGTGGGAAGTCTGAATATCAACGGTACGGTGCGCGATTTCTTTCACGCGAAAGAATACATCGGCGTTGACCTACTTGAAGGGCCGGGCGTGGATCGCGTGTGTGCCGGTCAGTCACTCGATTATGTTGATAACTGGTTTGATGTGGTGGTGTCGGCGGAGTGTTTTGAGCACAATAGTGAGTGGGTGGCGACGTTTGCGAACATGGCGCGAATGTCTGGGAAGTATGTGTTTTTCACTTGTGCTTCGACGGGCAGGGCTGAGCATGGCACTCACGACGCGCACCCGGGAGATTCGCCGGCCACACATGATTACTACCAGAATTTAACTGAACAGGATTTTCGGGACGTGTTTGACCTGCCGACTATGTTTGCTGATTTTGGTTTTGAGTTCAACGCTGAGTCTTGCGACCTCTATTTTTATGGTGTGACGCGGTAAACTAGAAGCATGGCCATCACTAATGGATATTGTTCGCTTGCCGATTTGAAGGCGGCGTTGCGCGTGCAAGATTCCATTGACGACTCACTGCTCGAGTTGGCCATTGAAAGTGCAAGCCGCGAGATTGACGGCTACTGCGAACGCGTGTTTTACAGCACGAGCGGGACACGCGTTTACGCGCCGACAAACATTTACACAGTGACCACTGACGACATTATCTCTGTGACGACTCTGAAGAGTTCCAGCGACGGTGTCACTTATGACATCACCTGGACGACGAGCGATTACCAGCTCGAGCCGTTGAACGGTGTCGCCGGTGGTCTTGTTACCCCGTTTACTCGAATTCGTGCGACGGGTAATTATCTTATGCCGTCGTTCTCGGTTGGCACGTTTTACGAACTTGAGGCTCTCATTCAGGTTGTGGGTGTGTTTGGTTGGTCTGCTGTTCCGGCGGCTATCCGTCAGGCGACTGTGATTCTTGCTATGCGTTTGTTCAAGCGGCTTGATGCCCCGCTGGGCATGATCAGTAACGATATGGGTTCTATGCGTGTGGGCAGGTTTGACCCGGACGTGGAGGCTCTCGTGGCCCCGTTCCGTAAGGTGAGTGCGGGCTAGTGGCTATTGCTGAGATTCGCGCGGGGTTGGCTGCGAACATTGCCACGATTTCGGGCTTGCGTGTTGCTGCGGAGATTCCGGATAACCCGTCACCACCTATCGCGGTGATCGCGCTGAATAACGTGTCTTACGATTTGGATTTCAACCGGGGCATGACGCTCTATAACTTCACGGTGACACTGATTGTTGGTCGTGTGGCTGAACGGGACGCACAGCGCAAACTGGACGCGTATGCGGGTAACGGTGAGCGTTCGATAAAGACGGCGGTTCAGTCGGATCGCACGTTGGGCGGTTCCGCTTTTGATTGTCGTCTCTCTGAAATGTCAACGCTTGGTGCGCTAAACTTAGGTGAGCAAACATATCTTGCCGCCGACTTCGCTGTTCAGGTCTACGCAGAATAAAAATGGAGAAACAAAATGGCTAAGTTCGTTCTTACAGATGTCAAGACGACCATCAACGGTGTCAACTTTTCTGACCACCTTGCATCGGTGACGCTGGACATTTCAGCGGATGAGGTGGAGACGACTGCGTTTGGCGGTTCTGGTTTCCGCACTCGCGTTGGCGGTCTCAAGGATGGAAGCATCACGCTTTCTTTCCACAACGATTTCGGCACTTCCGGTTCGGACGCTGTGGACTCGACGATTTACAACTTGTTCAACACGAACGCCACAGTAGTTGTAACGCCGACAAGTTCCGCTGTGAGCGCGTCTAACCCGTCTTACACGGGTGTGTTCCTGGTCTCGCAGGTCAACCCGATTAGTGGATCGGTGGGCGACCTCAGCACTCGTGATGTGACGTGGCCTCTTGGTTCGGGTACTGCTGGTATCACACGGGGTACTGCGTAACCATGAATCCCATAAACCTACTCATCACTTTCGTTGATGGAACGAGCCGTGAAGTCACGGCTATTGTCTCTGACCTTATGGCGTTTGAGGACAAGTTTGACAAGAGCGTGGCCGACTTCCAGAAGGGCGTGCGCCTGTCTTGGCTGGTGTTCATTGCGTGGAAGGCTGAGACTCGCACGAAAGCGACGAGCCTGGAGTTTGATGATTACGCCGACACCATTAGTGCGGTGGAAGTTCCCGACCAAAAAAAATAAAAGGGCTAGGTGCTACTTCGGTGCATTGGAACCTGGCCGTTATTGCTTGCGAAACAGGGATCAGCCCGCGCGAACTCGAGAAACTGTCCAGCCGAATGTTGTGGACAATGACCCGATATTTGACTGCTAAGCATAACCCTAAGCAGTAGGAGGTAAACTTGGCTTAGGGAGTCTTTGATGATTAAGTATGATGTTCGCGCTGAAGGTGTGCGTGAGATGCTTGCCAAACTCAAAGAGATTGACCCGGCGTTGGTTCGCCAGTTCCGCAAAGACTTGAAAAATACTGCTAAGGATATGTCGAGCACGATTGAGGCTCGGATCGGTGTGACTCCGCCATTGTCGGGAATGGGCAACTACACACCTTATGCGTTGACGTTTCAGGGCGCAAAGGCTCGTGTGTCTATTTCGTTGGCTGGTTCGCGTAAGCGGGATGTAACCCCGTTGTTGGCTATCAAGGTGGATTCTGTGAAGGGTGCGCCTGGTTATATGGCTGCGGAGGTTGCTGGTAATCCTCGGGCGCGTGTTCGTCAGTCGTTGGTGTCTCGTACTAAGTGGGGCGGTTCTCAGCCTGGTGGCCCGCAAGGCCAGTATTTGATTGCCCGCATGGTGCAGAAGTATGGCCCGTTGAAGGGTAAGGGCGGTAACCGTATTGCGTGGAAGTATTTTTGGGGCCAACGGCCTTTGTTGAATCGGGCGGCTCAAATGGTTATTGACAAGTTCGAGCGTTTGGTTACTGAAGAGATGAGCCGCTAATGCCAATAACCCTGCCAATTAACTCAAAGTTTGACCCGAAGGGTATTCAACAGGCAACTTCTGGGCTGGACAAGCTCGGGAAGGTTGCGGGTGGTTTTGGTATTGCTGCAGGTGCGGCGTTTGCGGCGGCGGCTGCTGGTGCTGTGGCGTTCGGTATTTCATCTATCAAGGCGGCGGCTGAGAGTGAGTCGGTTAGTAGATCGCTTGAGCAGATTGCTAAGAACTCAGGGGCGTTTGGCAAGACGGCTGATGAGGTGCAGGGCGCGGTTAAGGAGCTGACTTCGTACACCACTGCGTTGTCGAAGTTGACGGGTGTTGATGATGAGGTTTTGAACTCGATTATTCGCGGTTTCATTGCTGTGCCGGAGTTGGCGGGTAAGGGTGTTGATGGCCTGAAGAATATGGCGAAGGTCGCGCTGGATGTGGCGGCGGGCACCGGCAAGTCGGTGGAGTCCATTGGGGCCGCGTTTGTTAAGGTCGCCGGCGACGAGTCAACAGCATTGAGCAAGTTACTTCGACAGGGCATTGTTTTCACCGAAGCGCAGAAGGATGCTTACAACCAGATTCTTGAGACTAACGGTGAGATTGCGGCGCAAGATTATCTTCTTGGTGAACTTGGAACAACGTTTGAGGGCGCGGCGGAGGCGGCGGCTAACCCGTTTGAACGGTTGCAAGCCATCCTTGAGGATTTCCAAGAGACGATTGGTGGCGCGTTCCTGCCCGCACTAGAGGAAGCTATCCCGGTTATTCAGGCGGCGGTGGATTCTTTTGTTGCGTCGCCTGAGTTCGCCACGTTCATTGATGATGCTTCGGCGGGCTTTTCAGCAATGCTCGAATTTTTGCCTGAAGTTCTTGACTCGATGACAAACTTGGCCAATGACGCTATCCCGCTTTTGAATGAGCTTTTGCCTATCTTCAATAATCTTGTGACTCTTGGCTCAGAAGGTTTGGGTGGCATGGCTGAAGAGTCCGGGAACGCTTTTAAAACTTTAACTGATCTTGCTTTTGTTATTAGGACGATT